CTCCCGCTGTATCTCTCTCCCCGAGCCTGGCGAGGGGCTAGCGTGCCACGCCCGGCCCCTCACCGCGGTAAGCACGAACTCGCCCTGGGGCGGGCACTGCGGGCGAACAGTGCCTCGAAGGCTGACGACGCCGCGGCAGAACTCGCGCGTGAGTACGCGCGCATGGTCGACCAGAATCCCTATTCGCTCCACCAGATCGGCCGCCAGTTCCTCGAGGTACTCGTGGAGCTGGGACTGACGCCGAAAGCGCGCGCCGTGATTCTGAAGGATGCGCCGCGGCAGCAGCAGCCGACTCCCGGCCTCGATGAGCTCCGGGCGCGCAGGGCGCAACGCGCATGACCACGATGCTGGCGCCGGCGCAGGTGCTGGGGAGCACCCTTCCGCGGCTGTCGACGCCCCCGTTGGTACGGGGGGTGTCGGGGCCGTGTGGATGTGGCTTCGCGGTGATGATTGGCCGGCCGCTGGATCCCTGGCAGCGGTGGCTAGTGATTCACGGCGGGGAGTTGTACCTGGATGGGCTCCCGCGATTCCGCCAGGTTCTGGTGCTCGTAGCCAGGCAGAACGGGAAGACGGAGTTGCTGGTGATCCTGTCGCAGTTCTGGCAGCACGTAGAGCGCGTGCCGCTGGTGCTCGGGACCTCGACGAACCTCGATTACGCCCGCGAGTCGTGGGAGAAGGCGGTCATGCTCTGCGAGGCCACGCCGATGCTCGCTCGCGAGGTTGCGGACGTGCGGCGGGCGAACGGTGAGCAGACGCTCACGACGAGGGGTGGAAGCCGGTACAAGATCGCGGCTTCGAACCGGCGAGGCGGCCGCTCGCTCACTGTGGGGCGGCTGATCATGGACGAGTTGCGCGAGCACGCAACGTGGGACGCTTACAGTGCTGCGAAGCCCGCTACCAATGCCGTCGAGGACGCCCAGATCTGGATGATCTCGAACATGGGCGACGAGAAATCCATCGTTCTCAACGAGCTGCGCGATCAGGCTTTGGACGGGCTCGATGAGCGGCTGGGGCTCTTCGAGTGGTCGTCGCGCGAGGGCATGGCGGCGACTGACGTCGAGGCATTGGCGATGGCGAATCCGAACCTGGGGCGACGCATCCAGCTCGATGCGTTGATCGGTGACGCTATCCGTGCGCAGGCAGCGGGCGGCGAGCAGCTCGCGAAGTTCCTAACCGAGGTGCACTGCCGGCGCGTTCCGCTGATGAGCCCGGCCATCGACCTCGAGGCGTGGGCGGCATGCCGGGGCGACGGCTCTCTCGACGGGTTCCGCGACCGTGTTGCGCTCTGCCTGGATGTGTCCATTGACGAGCTCCATGCCACGCTCTACGCGGCTGCCGTGGACGGCGAAAAGGTGCGTGTGGACGCGGTTGCCGCGTGGGATGGTCAGACCGCGGTGCGTGCCATGTCGGCGGCGCTGCCGGCGATCGTTGAGCGGGTGAAGCCTCGCGTGTTGGGCTGGTTTCCCAGCGGTCCGGCCGCTGCGGCCGCGGCGTCTCTTGCAGAGCGACCCGGGTGGCCGCCGCCGGGAGTGGAGCTGACGCCGATTCGGGGAGTGGTGACGGCCGTCTGCATGGGGTTCGCGGAGCAGGTTCGGTCGCATGCCATCGTGCATTCGGGTGACCCGCTGCTCGACGTCCATGTGAACGCGGCCGAGAAGCTGTACCAGGGGGACGGCTGGCGGTTCACGCGCCGCGGCGCGGCGTACGTCGATGCTGCCTATGCGGCAGCAGGCGCCGTGCACCTCGCGCGCACGGTTCCCCTGAGCGCAGAGTGGTTCCTGCTGTGAACCGCCTGCGCGCGCTCGGACAGGCGATACTCGTTGCTGGCATGGTCGTGGGTGCGGCTGCTGGCGCCGGCTTCGCGGTGCGCGTGTTCATGTACACGTCCGGGCTGGGAGGCTGACGATGGTCATCGAGATGGGGAAGGGCGATCGTCGGCGAAGCTACCACGACCTTCCGATTCAGCTTCCCGCCGACCTCTACGAGCGCCTTGCTGCGCAGGCCTACGCCGCGGATCGCGAACCTGTGCAGCAGGCCCGATGGCTTTTGCGGAAGGCGTTGGGTGATGAGTCGATAAGTGATGAAGGTCTGGGAGGCTGACGATGGTCACCGAAGCGACCTGGACCGAGGCGTTGCAACGTTCCCAACGGGGGCGCGCGAAGGGCGCTGGTGAGCTGATTCCGACGTGGAACGTGGGGATGCCGCAGCCGCACCCGAATAACCTCGAGCTGTTCGCGCGCGAGGGGTACTCGAAGAACAGCCTGATCTACGCCTGTATCCGCGAGATCGCCTCCTCGTTCGCCACGCTCAACCCCGTCCTGATCCGTGCCAATGACCAGCGTGTGAAGCGCCACCGGATGCTGGACCTCATCGAGAATCCGAACACCTACCAGGACCGTTTCGCCTTCTTCGACGTGCTCACGACGCAGTTCGAGGCGGCGGGTAACGTCTACATCGAGAAGGTACGCCGCTCGACGAATGACCAGCGACGTCGTGACTTCACGGGCTACCCCGTGCAGGAGCTCCAGCTGATCCGGCCAGACTACGTGATGATCCAACCCGGGTCGCAGCGTGCCGCTGACGTGTTCGTGGTCACGATTGGTGGCCAGGAGCGCCGGAGACTGGCGCGAGCGGACGTGATCCACATCCACGATCCGAACCTGATCAACGACTTCTACGGCCTGAGCAAGATTGCGCTGCTGACGCGCGAGGGGTCTATCGACCTCGAGATGAGCGACTTCGAGCTGTCGTTCTTCCGCAACGCCGGTGTCCCGATGGGGTTGCTCAACGTGAAGGGGCGGAACCTCACCCAGGACCAGGTGAAAGAGGTCAAGAGCAAGTTCCGCGAGGCGTACAACGGCGTGCGGCACTGGTTCGACCTGCTGGTGCTGAACTCCGATGAGGCGTCGTTTACGCAGCTCGGGCTTCCGCCCAACCAGATGGAGGGCGACGCGACGCGGTTCCACGTCGAATCCCGCATCTGCGCCGTGTTTGGGGTGCCTCCGGTCATTGTGGGGGCGCGGTTGGCGTACCAGTCTGCGGCCTCGCTGAACTACGAGCAGGCCCAGTTCCAGTTCTGGAGCGAGACAATCGTGCCCCTCGCGCGCACGATCGGGGGCGCGTTTGAGCGCTTCCTGCTGCCCGAATTCGCCCTGATCGCGGACACGGGGGCACGATTTACATACGATTTTACCGAAGTTCGCGCGCTTCAGGAGGATCGGAGCCGCAAACTGCGCGAAGTCGTGCGACTCGTGCTCACGGGTGGGTTCACCATCAACGAGGCGCTGACGATCGTGGGCCTTCCGGCCACCGCGACCGGGGATTTCTACATTCGCCAGGGCAATCACGTCGTGGTGACGATGGACGGCGAGATCACGCCGATGACGGAGTCTCCTGAGCAGTCGCCCGCTGCCGCTAACCCGCTCGAGGGCGCCGCCGCGCTCTCGGGGCCCGTCGTGGTGAAGTCGCCACGCTGCCAGAAGTGCGGGAAGATGCTAGCCCGCGCGCTGGCCGTCGGTAGCGAGATCGACTGCCCTCGTTGCCGCGAGCCGCTGTTGGTGGGAGTGCCGTCTTGACTCACCCGCTATAGCGCGTGCATAATTCAGCGCAGGTAGCACGTCGGCGCTAGTGGCCTCTTGTGCCCGTCCGATTCACGTGTTGCCCCTGTTCCGTGTGGCCTCTGCGAGAAGTGCCCGTGACTCGCGCAGAGAGGCCGCGCGATGTCACAGAAGACCAAGCACCTCGAAACCTCCGTTGAGTACAAGGACGATGGCGACACCGGCTCGGTAGTCGCTCGCTTCTCCACGTTCGACATCGTCGATCGTGAGGGCGACATCGTCCGGCGCACCGCGTTCACCGACGGCCAGGGCGTGCCCATGGTCTGGGCGCACCGCTGGGAGCAGCCGATCGGCCGGGGAGTCATCAGGGTCCGCAAGGATCACGCACTCTTCGAGGGCGAGTTCTTCCCGACGACGGCAGGCCAGGAAGCTCGCGTAGCCGTCAAGGCGATGGGCGATCTCCAGCAGTACAGCTGGGGTTTCCGGGTCACCGACACGCAGGACAACGACAAGATCCGCGGGCTCGACATCACGGGCGCCGAGGTCTTCGAGGTCTCGCCCGTGCTTGTCGGCGCCAACCAGAAC